ATCATCCGGATCGTGGGGGAGATCGTCGCCGGATACGATATCGAGACGCTCAAGGAGATTTCGGGTGTCAAGCTCCTCACCAACGATGAAAAGCAGCAACTCCAGTTCCAGATCCAGCAGTTCCAGCAGCAACAGGCCGCTGCTCAGGCTCAGCAAGCCGCTCCTCCGGTTCAAGGGGGTGCCAATCCGGCTGCAGGAGGTCCTCCCGGCCAGCCGCCAGGAGTCGGAGGCGGTGGGCCTCCTCCTGCGCCAGCTCAGGGAGGACAGGCCGCACCCGGCATGATGCACCCGCAGGCCGCGCCGAACATGGGCGCGACCGGTCCGGGTCAAGCGCCGCCGAGTCCCGAGAAACTGGCGTTGCTCGAATTGCCAACGTGGGAAGAAGTCGAGAACCTGCTCGATAACCCCGTGCACCGGGAGTTCCGGCTCGACATCGAGACCGATTCCACCATCCGCATGGATGATGACGCGGAGAAAGCCTCGAGAGTGGAACTCGTGACCGCGGTCGGTGGCTTCCTGGACAAGGCCGTGATGGCTGGATCCACAGCTCCCGAGATCATCCCCATGCTCGGTGAGCTCATGATGTTCGCCATCCGGAGCTTCAAGAGCGCCCGACCGATTGAGCAGGCGTTCGAGGATGCGATGGACGCCTTGCAGAAAGCCGCGACCCAGCCCAAAGGCCCTCCCCCTGAGGTGCAGAAGGCCCAGATGGAGGCGCAGACCCAGATCCAGGTCGCGAGCATGAAAGCCAAACTGGACGGCCAGATTGCTCAGGCCAAGCAGCAGGCCGACAGCCAGCAGAGCCAGGTCGAGAACCAGATGGAGCAGGCGCGTGCTCAGCACGACATGCAGATGCAGTCCCAGCTGGAGCAGCATAAGGCGCAGTTGAAGGCGGCCAGTGAAATGCAGATCCAGAAGCTGAAGAACCAATTCGAGGCCCAGCGGGTGCAGTATGAGACCCAGGCCAAGATCCACATCGCCATGATGGATTCGCATACTAAGCTCGCCGAGAAGCGCATGGACCTCGACCACGACGGGGCGAAACACGACCAGGATCTCAAACATAGCGCCGAAGAGGGCGACAAACAGCGCGAACATGAGGGTAAGATGGTCAAGGCCAAGCCAAACGGGCATGCGAAGAAAGACTCATGAACCGAAAGATTGCCGTTCGATATGCAGCTCAGTCCCCGGCCGGATCTGGATCGAGCATGGCTACCATGGTTTTTAACGCTGAGCAGTGGAGCTTCGAGGAAGGTCGTTTGGATATTTATCAGCGAGATACCACTGGGAAGTTTGTGGAAAAGATTGCTTGCTTCGCGCCGGGCAGTTGGTCTCACGTCTCTTTTCAGGACGACTGATGCCCACCTATGAGTACTTTTGTGAGCACTGTGGGCCTATCGAGGTCTGGCGCTCCATGAAGGACTATCGCGTGCCGCCCGAGCATGAGCATCCCGTGACAAGGGTCATTTCCGCCTGCCAGGGCTTTGGGGATATTACGCCATATATCGCGGTCGGTGGCGACATGGCGGGTAAGCCGATCACCAGTCGCAACGAGCATCGCGCCTTCCTCAAGCGCAATAAGCTGGTCGAACTGGGTAATGAGCCGATCAAGGACACGAAGCGCATGCGCTCGACAGTGAAGCGCGGCGAGGTCGCGGAGTCCATGCGCCGTGCGATTGCCAAGCACACCATGCCCGACTTCAAACGGGGAGGCTTGATTGAGCGCCGCTGATCCAGTCGTAGCCGATGAGGTCGAAGAGAAACCCGAGCGCAGTATCCGGGAAGAACTCGAGGCTGCGCGCGATGAGGTCGTAGCACGGGAGACGAATGATGAGCAGGTATCTGAGCTTCGAGCCCCTGAACGAGGCCGCGATGCAAGCGGTCGATTCGCGCCCAAGTCCGACGACGGCGCAGGACAAAGCGCTGATCGAGCGGATGGAAAGCCGGATCAACGCGGCGATGGAGTCGGCCGACCAGCAATACCAGGACGATCTGATGAGATCGCTGTTCTGGCCGGAGTCCAGCCCGCCCCCGTAGCCCTTCCCGCTCCTACGGGCTGGAAGGCAGAAGAGAAAGCGCTCTGGGCCAAAGTGCCCGCTGAAGTCCAGCACGTCATCAACCGCCGCGAGCAGGACATCGCCCGTCTTGCCACCGCGCAGGACGAAGTCCGGCTGATCGGTAACAATTTCATCTCGGCGGCAAACGAATACGCGCCGATCCTTCAGGCTCGCGGCATTACCCCGGTGAACTTCTTCAAGGAAGCCCTGGGGATCGTGAGTCAGCTGGGACACCCCGACCTCAACGTGCGCGCGCAAATGCTGCGCCAGTTGGCCCAGGTCAATGGGGTGGATCCACGAGTTTTAGCGGGGACAGCCCCGAACGCGCCAGGTCAGCAGCCGCCCAACCTTCCCATTGACCAGCTTGTCCAAAGGCAGGTCAACGAAGCGTTCCAGGCGCGCACGCGACAGGAGACCGAAGCGCGTGAACGTGCGGAGATGCAAGCAACCAACAGCGAGATCGAAGTCTTCCGCTCCAAGACCGTGAACGGCCAGCCGGCCTATCCCTACTTCGACCATGTGACAAGCCTCATGGCTTCCATCCTTGGCGGCGGGGCAGCAACGGGTTTGGAAGAAGCCTACCAACTTGCCGTGAAGGCTCATCCCGAGACCTCAGGTCTGATCGCCCAGGCGGAAGCCGCCAAAGCGAAACAGGCCGAGGAGAAGCGACGCCAGGCAGAGGCCAAGCGTCGCGCAGGCGGCTCGCTCCGGGGCAGTGCGGGGGGCGCAAGTCCCAGCAACGGCGCGGGCAAGTCCATTCGCGATGAATTGAAGTCCGCCTTTGAGGATGCTCGGGGGCGTTTCTAAACCTTTTCGGGAGCATGTCTTTATGGCATTGATCAACCCGTCAGCGACCGTCACTGAGATCGTAACGACCACGTTGCGAAATCGGACCGGCAAGCTGGCAGATAACGTTTAACATAGACGTTGAAAATCCCGTGAATTCGGTGAAAAGCTGAAATGCCGACACCGAGCCAAGCGACCGAGTTCAAAGGCGGTTGAAGGTGTAACGACTAGGGCGAGGCGGAAGCCAGACCCCACGAGCGCGGGGAGCACGTAGTGGCACAGAGGAGAATTCCAAATGCCAACGGTTTACGCGATAGAGTTCAGAAGCAGCGGACAGGCTTACGTCGGGTGTACGCGCGGCAAGATCGGCAAGCGGATGCGGGAGCATCGTTGCCTGCTCAAGGCCGGCAAGCACACCTCGAAGCTCTTCCAGGAGTCTCACGACCGCCTTGGCCCAGCCGAGATGATCATGAAGCCATTGGAAACGTTCGATGACGATAGTGTGATTGCACGACGAGAACGAGAGTTGAGTTGGCTACGACACTACGCACATCAAGGCTTGCTTCTGAACGATTCGATGACATCGTTCGCGCCTCCTGTAGGGGCGCCAGCACTCGCTGCCAAGGCGCGGGTGCGAAACGGTTACCGGCAATCGGCCGAGTCGAATCTGAAGCGCAGACTGGCGCAATTGGGTCGTCCCAAGAAGCGAAAAACGGGCTAAGAGATAGTCTGCTCTGCAACGAACAGCAAGTTGCAGGAGCCCCGGATAAAGAGCTGGGGACGCGAACATACAGGACAAAAAATAACGCGCTGTTGTACAGGCTGCGTGCCAGGGGCCGGGTCAAACCCGTGTCCGGCGGACGCACGATCGTGCAGGAACTCAACTATCAGGAGAATGGCACTTACAAACGCTATTCCGGGTACGAAGTCCTCAACATCTCACCCTCGGATGTCTTCACGGGCGCCGAGTACAACTACGCCCAGGCGGCAGTCGCGGTTTCCATCTCCGGTCTGGAAATGCTCCAGAACTCGGGCGAAGAGGCGATCATCGATCTGCTGGAAGGGCGCATCGAGAACGCCGAGCAGACCCTCACGAACAACGTGGCGCTGGATATCTACTCCAACGGCACAGCGGACGGGGGACGCCAGATCGGTGGCCTGCAACTGCTGGTCAGCACCACTCCGACGTCAGGTGTCGTAGGGGGCATCGATCCTTCCGTGTGGGCTTTCTGGCGCAACGTCTTCTTCTCCGGTGTGACAACCGGGGGAGCAGCGACCTCGACGGCGACGATCCAGACCTACATGAACCGCGTCTATCTCCAGCTGGTTCGTGGAGCGGATGCGCCGGATCTGATCGTCGCGGATAACAACTTCTACCGCTTCTACCTTGAGTCGTTGCAGGCGTTGCAGCGTATCGGGGATGAGGATATGGCGGAACTCGGTTTCCAGACGCTCAAGTACATGAATGCGGACGTGGTGCTGGATGGCGGCTTCGGGGGTGGGGCACCGACCTCCACGATGTTCTTCCTGAACACGAAGTATCTGTTCTTCCGTCCCCACCAGGATCGCAACTTCGCCCCCTTGGGCGATGAGCGGTTTGCGGTCAACCAGGACGCGATGGTCAAGCTGGTCGGTTTCGCCGGCAACATGACCACCTCGAACCGGTTCCTTCAGGGCCTGCTGGCAGCTTAAGGAGCACACCATGGGCATCATCACAATCAAAGCGACCCCGGTGTCTCCGTTTGCCTCGCAGACGTATGTCCCGCCGGGATTTCCGGCCACCGTGGCCAATGGCCAGGCCTACAACTGGGTGGCGCAGAACAACCAGCTGGGCGATTACGACATCGGCAACGTCTGGGCGGACCTTCCGGGTCCGTACCTGGGATTCGGGACCGTCTTCCTGAAGCCTGAGTCGGCCGCGACCACCGCGGGAACGGTCACGCTGCCGGTTCTGCCGATGCCGATCTTCACCGTCCAGCCGGGGCAGATCATCACGGCCTGGGAACCGACACTGGGATGGGGTGAGTTCATCGCCCTGCGTAATCCCATTTCCACGGCTCTGCCGGTCGGCACACTGGTCACCTGGGATGCGACCTACAACATCGCGATCCTGTCGGGCACGACCAAGAACACCGGTCAGGCGGCAGCCGTGGCCATTTCGAGCGCGCAGGTCTCGACCACGTCCCAAGGTCTGACCCAGGGTACGGTCTTCCCGATCGTGAAACTGTTCGATGGCTCCGGTTTGGCCTCCCAGGCGAACCAGATCACTATCGCGTGGTACCAGATCTCCGGGCGGGCCTGGACGCTCAAAACGGCCGTGCAGGTCACTCCCAACGTGCCCATCTTCGTGGGCGCGGTCGGAACCAACGGGCGTTTCAAGGTGCTGTCCTCGGCCGGAGGCCAGATCCTGGGAGCTCGGGCGGCGACAGGGACCACCACCAGCACGCAGAGTCTGGCGCTGGTGTACTACGGGGCTCGGGCTCTGCTAGAGGGTGCGTAATGCTGAACGTCGCCTGTGTCAAATGGGGAATACTGTACGGCCCTGAGTACGTGAATACCCTGTTTGACATGGTGCGACGGAACCTGCCGGCGGGTTTCCCCGGCAGGTTTGTCTGTTTCACGGATGATCCCACCGGGTTGGATAAGGGGATCGAAACCCGCGCCCTTCCCGGTGGGCTTCAGGGCTGGTGGAACAAGCTCTATCTGTTTTCGCCCGACGCCTTTCCAAAAGGCGAGCGGGTACTATATTTCGATTTGGACACGGCGATCGTGGCGCCACTGGATGCAGTCGCCCGATACACGGGACCCTTCGCCATTCTGCGCGATGCCTACCGACCTGATGGTCTGCAGTCGAGCATCATGGGGTGGGAGGCCGGATCCTTCGATGCTATCTACTTTTCGTGGATGAATGCGGGCTGCCCTGAGCTCGAAGGGGGCGATCAGGCCTGGATCGAAAAGGTCTGGGATTGCTGCAGCACCCCACCTGACCTATGGCAGGATCTCTTCCCCGGCGCATTCCGCAGCTACAAGGTCGAATGCCGCACGACGATCCCCAAAGGGACCTCCCTGGTCTTCTTCCATGGTCACCCTCGCCCGCATGAAGTGACTTCAGGCTGGGTACCGGAAGTCTGGAAGATCGGCGGCGGCTCGAGTCTCGAGTGGATCGTACAGGCCAATGTCGATGAGGCTACTTTGGCCGGGAACGTCATTGCGGCAATTGAGCGTAAATGCCGTTGGCTGACCCTCGGAAACAGCACTGATACCGCTGTCATCGTGGGGGGAGGCCCCAGTCTGGGCGAAAACGTCTTCTACATCCGCGGCATGCAGATGGCGGGGGCTAAGGTATTCGCCACCGGCAATACCTACCAGTATTTGAAGGAGCGCGGGATCCATCCCGATGCTCATATCCTGCTCGATGCACGACCCGAAAACCTTGAGTTCGTGCCCCAGGATGAGTGTGAGAAATACTACGCCTCCCAATGCGATCCGAGTCTGCTCGCGGCTGCCGGTAATGATCTCATTTGCTGGCATGCGGGATCTACGACCTACGAGCATCTGGTGGCCAAGCATGAAGGCCTGAAGCTCGGTGGCGGCACGACGGTGGGGCTGAAAGCGATCGCGCTGGCCTTCGCGCTCGGTCACCGTCACTTGCGCCTGTTCGGCTTCGATTCGAGCTATGGGCCGTCTCACCACGCCTACAGCCAACCATTGAACGATGGCGAGAAGACGCTGGATGTGAGATTGGCCGGGCGGCAGTTCAAATGCGCGCCCTGGATGATCACGCAATGCGAGGAGTTCAAGGAACTCATGCCGCTGCTGCTGGAGCGAGGATGTGTGGTACGGGTTTATGGCGAAGGACTGATTCCCTATACCGCCTCGTTGCTCAAGCCCCCCCAGGTGGATGAGCGGGCGAGCCAGATTCTACTGTGGCTGCAAGGCGTGCAAGACCCCAGAGGCGCTGAGATTGGCGTGTTCACGGGCGCGCTCTCCCGACGTCTGCTGGCGCGGGAAGATATCACGCTCCATATGGTGGATTCGTGGACGACAGCGGAGATGGATTCCGACTATGCCCAATCAGGCGATTTCCATGCGAAGCTGTCTCAGCGCGAACAGGATCAGCACTTCGGTGAGGCGCTGCAAAGTGTACGACCGTTCGGAGCCCGGGCGCAGATCCTGAGGATGGCCTCGTGCGAAGCCGCAGCGCGGATCCCGGATCATTCGCTCGATTTCGTCTTCATCGACGCCGACCACTCGTATGAAGGCTGCAAAGCCGACATTCAGGCGTGGCTGCCGAAGTTGAAACCCAGCGGGTTCATCTCCGGCCACGACTACGACAATACCGATTTCCCCTGCTTTGGTGTGAAACAAGCCGTGGATGAGATCTTCGGCACGCCCGAAACGGGCGCCAACTTTACCTGGCGGGTCCGGCTCGCCGAGACCTGGAGACTCGCTCTATGAGCATCGACATGCCGAATTTCGCTCCCCCGCGTGCTTTGGAGAGCCCCAAGGGCGATTACTCCAAAGTCCTCTATGGACGCGCCGGTGAAGGTGGCGCAGGTCTGGATGGTGAGCTCATCGTCGAGTTCTATATCAAGCCCTACGCGATGGAATACCTGACCGAGAGCATGGGCTTCCCGATCTTCCAAGACCGCATCTGGGTCCGGATCGTGGCTCCCGGCAACTCCCGCACGGTGTGGGACACGCTCGCTGCAGGCATCGAGTACGACACCGCGATCGATCCCGACTCCAACGAATACCACACCACGTGGAACGTGCTGGGGCAGTGCCCCAACGGGGATCCACCGGATGCGTCCAAGTATCCGAATGCATGGGCCCGCTTCATGAGGAAGGGTGAGAAGGCCGATGACGGTTGGCCGATCGAGGAGTGGGGTGTTGTCACCCGTTCATACGCCGAGTCCCTGAAGATGCTCGCCATTCCCACGGTCGAGGCCTTGGCGGCGCTGAGTGATGCGAATGTCGCCCAAGTCATGGGCGGCCGGAAATATCGTGACCTCGCCCGAGCAGCATTGGATGAGCGCCAGTGCAACAAGATCGTGGCCAATGAGCAGGCCAAAGCCTCTCGGGCCGAGGAGCGCGCGAATCTGCAGGATGAGGAGATCAAGCAGCTCAAAGCCGCTATTGCGGCCATGCAGGCCCCGCGTCCCACTTATCCGGCCCAACAGACCAACTTCACGCCTGCCCCCGCAACGGTGAAGACTGCCAGTGTGAAGACGTCCAAACGCGCTCAGGCCGTGGCAGCCGCAGCAGCCGAGTAATGTCGCTCCTGACACTCGTGCAGCAGGCGTTCGGGGAGATCGGTCTCCCCCCGCCGGCTGCCGTGGTGGGGAACACGGACGCGAATGTCATCAAAGCCCAGTATCTCGCCAACCGAGCGGGAATCGCGCTCAAGGATGATCCGAAGACCGCCGATTACTGGCAGGCCATGCGCAAGCAGTTCCTGTTCAACCTGTTCGGGATCGGTCCTTTTACCGGCACATTCTCGTACAACTCGCCGACGATCACGGGTATTACCGGCCTCAATCTGGCGGGTGTCCAGATCGGCTGGCAGATCAGTTCCACTTTCGCACTGAACGATACGATGGTCACTGGGGTCAACTCGGTTGCCGGCACGGTGACCATGAGTCAGAACTCCACCGTGACTCAGGGTAACGCGACCGGAATAGACACGAGTCTTGCGTTCGGGCAGGAAGCCTATCCGGTGCCTTCTGACCTCGGCCACTTCATCCCCCAAACCGGCTGGGACCGCAACTTCCGCTGGCAGTTGCTGGGACCGGTAAACGCCCAGGAGTGGCAAGTACTCAAATCCGGTATCTCCCCGGTGGGTCCGCGACTTCGATATCGGCTCACCGACAACGAGATCTTCATCAATCCCGCGCCATACGTTCCAACAGGTCAGGCCAGTCCCATCTCCGACCTCATCGTCATGGAGTACGCGACCAAATTCTGGGTCGCGACTGCCGCCGCTTCCACAGTGCCGGCCCAAGACAATTTCCAGGCCGACACCGACATATCCCTCATCCCTGAGGATTTGATTACCCTATCTTTGAAGTGGCGCATCCTGAAGTCGCTCGGAATGGCCTATGCAGATGAAGCTGTGGAATACGAGGATACACTGGCGACGGTCGTAGGGCGGCAGACGATGCCGCGCTCCCTGCCACTCAATGCTCGCGCATCTGGAATCCGACTATTAAATAGTCAGAATGTCCCAGATACGGGATTCGGCAGCTAGGAGTGATGAGTGCCACGTCGCAGCGTCATGTTCGCCTTGAGGAACCAGCAGGCGCAGCAGCCTCAGGCGACCGGCTATGTGGTCTCGGCTCCCGTAGGCGGCTTGAACGCTCGCGATGCCTTATCCGCGATGCCCGAGACAGATGCAATTCTGCTCGACAACTGGTTCGTCCAACCGACGTGGGTGGAGCTACGACGCGGTAAGACCACGCTTGCGACCTTCACGGGTACTGCCCAGTCCGTGATGGCCTACAACTCGCTCACTGGCACCAATCAACTCTACGCCGGCGCGATGAACGCCTCGGTAGGTTCAATCTACCGGGTCGATAACGCCAATGGTGGTTCGGCAGGTGCAGCAGTAGTCGGCGGCTCGGGTAACACCATTCAGGCCGTGACAGGTGCTCAGTACGACTGGGTACAATTCGGGACCGGAAACGCTGAAATTCTTTACTTGGTCAATGGACTCGACAATCCCCTGATCTACGATGGCACCACGTGGTGGCCTATCACGGCTCCAGTATCCGCATCCGTCACGGCGATCACTCAGGCATCCTCCGCGGTCGTCACGATCAACACGGTAAGCGGCTCCAATCCGTTTGCCAACGGGGAAACTATCGGACTGTTGAATGTCACGGGCATGACCCAGATCAATGGAGTTAATGCCAAGGTGACCGGCACCGGCGGCTCCTCAGGGGCGTGGACGGTCATAATCAACGTCAATTCCAGCGCATTCAGCGCCTACGTATCCGGGGGAACATTGTCTTCTCCCTTCCCCTATGCCCTGACCGGTGGACCTTCGCCGCTCACCTCCTTGAGTCAGGTCATCCGCTACAAGTCCCGACTGTGGTTTGTGCAGGCCGGGACGATGAATGTGTATTACCTGCCGCAGAATGTGTTTGCCGGGGCTTTGACCCTTCTACCGATGGGGCCGAACTTCAATCTCGGCGGTTCCTTGGCCATGCTAGCGACCAACAGCGTGGACAATGCAGCAGGGATCAACGATTACCTCGCCTTCATCTCGAATCAGGGTGAAGTGGTGATGTATCAGGGCTATGACCCGGCCCAGGTGGCGACGTGGTACGAAGCGGGGCATTTCAGGATCGGGCGCCCGCTGGCGATTGGTCGCCGCGGTAACGTGAAACTCGGCTCGGACTCCGCGATCCTGTGTGTTGATGGGCTGACTCCACTCTCCAAAGCTTTGGTAGCCGACCGCTCGCAACCCTTGATCGCGATCACGGACAAGATCCGCTCAGCGATCAACACGGATGCGCAGGCTTACGGCACGACCCTGGGGTGGCAGGTCCTGTTGTATCCGATGGGCACGAAGATCGTCATCAACACGCCGACGTTGGTGAACGCCACCAGTTACCAGTACGTCCAGAACACCATCTCGGGGGCCTGGTGCACGTTCGGGAAATATAACTCCCCGTGGAATGTGCTGTGCTTCGAGACCATGGGCGACAATCTCTACTATGGCACTGTCAACTCTGTGGCTCAGTGTGATACGGGTCTATCGGATGACGGCAAACCCTATCTGGTGACCGCGAAGCCTGCGTTCAGCTATATGGACAGTCGCGAGCAGTTGAAGATCTGGACTCAGTGTCAGCCGATCTTCCAGGTGACGGGAAGCATCACCCTCGTCATCAACATGCTGGTCGATTATGACACCGCTTCGGCCAGCAGCACCGTTCCCTTATCCACTGGCAACAACGCCGTCTGGAACGTCTCTCTGTGGAACACGACGCTCTGGGCCGATGATGAGCAGATATTGAAACCCTGGATTGGCCTTGCCGCCACGGGTTATGCAGGTTCGATGGAGTTGCGAGCTAACGTCATGGGGCTGACTGCAAAGTGGCAAAGCACGAACTACTTATATCGCGAGGGAGGATTGTTTTACTCATGAGTGAAGTCATGTCGATTCCGGTGCAGACAATCTCGGTCACCCTCACAGCGGAGAAATTCAATCTGATCATCGCCGGCTTGAAGCAACTTCCCTACATCGTGAGCCAGCCCGTGATCGATGAGCTACGGGCGGAAGTGAAGTCCCAGGTAGGGGAATAATATGCCTTGGAGCGGCACCGGCACTTATACCCGCGGCTACGCCAGCTGGACGGCGGATGCGACGAATGGGCTTCCCATCTCGGCGACCAAGTTCGATACGGAAGATAACGATTTCGCCGCGGGTATTCAGAACTGTCTAACGATTGACGGGCAGAACAAGCCCAATGGGACGCTGACGTGGGCACAGACTTTGGCTCTGACCAAAGGTTCCGATGCGACAATCTTCTCGATTGCCCGCACGGGAGGCACCAATAATCCGTCTCTGACCTGGGCTGTGGCGGACAATACGGACCTCATCACAGCCACGCTGAACACGGGAAATCTGGCGTTCTCATTGAATCCGGCCGCGTACGTTTTCGGCAACTCGGCCGATCAACCCGCGGTGACTTTCAACACCCAAGGCATGACGATTGCCCTGACCGGTACCAATTCCTACGCGCTCGCGCTCAAGGCCCCAGGCGCGACCAGCCAGGTGAGCTTTGAGCTGGAAAATTCTGCCGGTTTGCAGAAGTTCGCCTTCGGCTTGTCCCAGGGTGCCAATCAAGTGCTCACCGGCTCTGTGTTGAATGACTTCTGCATGCTGACCCAGGGCGGAAACCTATGGTTGAGTACCAATGGGAGCACGATCAACGCCGGCATGACTACCACCGGGCAGTGGCAGATCTCGGATCTGGCTGCCTCGCCGACCTTATTCGCCGCCGGTTATATGAACCTGCCCCAGAACACGCAGGCAGGCAATTACGCCATCGTGCTCGCTGATCAGGCCAAACAACTTATTCATTCCTCGGGAAGCGCCCACACTTATACGATTCCCGCCAATGCGAGCGTGGCCTATCCGACCGGAACTGTACTGCACTTCGTGAATCCCCCCAGTTCCGGAGTGCTCACTATCGCGATCACCTCGGATACACTTACCCTGGTCCCTGCCGGTTCCACCGGCTCGCGCACGCTGACTGCTCCGGGAGTCGCGACGGCTGAGAAGATCGGTTCGACCACGTGGCTGATCTACGGATCAAACCTTACATGACGGGCATTCTCGCCACCTTCCCGGGGAATGTCTTCGCGGGCGCCCAGCACACTTACAACACGGCGCAAAGCGGCAGCACGGAGACCATCCCGGGGGGCGCCATCACGTGCGTGATCGAGTGCTGGGGCGGCACCGGGGGCAGCGCAGGCGGCTTGGGGAGTGGTTGTACCGCAATATCTGGCAGCGGCGGAGGCTCGGGCGGATATTCGCGGACCTCGATAGGTGTCGTGGGTCAAAGCGGCAAGACGTTCACATTCACGGTCGGTGCAGGTGGCGCGGCGGGGGCCAACAATGGCGGGAGCGGCGGCGCGGGGACCGGCTCGTCTGTGTCCACAGGCACCGGGCCTGCCATCACGACGATGACGGATGGCCCCGGCGGGGGTGGCACTTCGGCGGTGGGTGGCACTGCCGGCACCGCAACCGGGGGAGCAGCTGCCAACAGCAGCGGCAACGCTGGAATTCCCCAGAACGCGGGAGGCGCTGGAATTGTCGGTATCAACGGGACGGGACCTGCGGGCGCAAATCCCAACTTTGTGGGGGGCGCCAATAAGACGGGCGTTGCGGGGAGTCCGGGTCTGATCATCTTCACCTATACATGATTTACTTTGACCACTATCACTCGGGACAGGTTTTCGGCATCCGCTATCGCTTCACGGAAGTGGGGGATGCGATCCCCTCACACGCTCACGGGGATGAACTGCTCCACAACATTATCGTGATGAAAGGCTCGATCGGCTTTGTGACCGCCAAGGGGATGCGGCATCTGCACGCGCCTTTGATCTTCGACTTCGATGGCGCCATCGCGCATGAGCTCCGGTGTCTCACCGACGAAGCCGAGATTCTGAATGTGTTCCTGAACGGCATTCCGCAGGGCTACGCGGAGCTGCCGGACACTGAAAAGCGCGGAATTTTCACTCCGCGATGAAGCACCTCGTCACCAATCAGGATGAACGAGTGGCCAAATGGGTTGCCGACCATATGTCGATCTTCGAGTTCGGCTCGACGCCCTACACGGCCATTGGTCTCACGGATCCTTCGGGCAGTCTCATTGCTGGCTGTGTCTACCAGAACTACACAAAAGTGGACATCCACATGCATGTGGCTGCCTTACCCGGCAAGCGCTGGCTGAACCGGGTCTTTCTAGGAGAGGGCTTCCGCTATCCGTTCGAGCAGCTCGGTTGTAAACGGGTCACGGGATTGGTGCCGGCCCGAAATGAAGTGGCCGCAAGCTTTGACGAGCACTTGGGCTTTGTCTTTGAGGGTAGAATCCGGCAAATACTCGCGAACGGCGACGATCTTCTGGTTTATGGCATGCTCCGTGAGGAGTGCCGGTTTCTAAAGGTGGGGATGAATCATGGGCGCAAACAATATTCGACCCGGGATGGGTGGCGGCGCGAGACCACCGGCCTACTCCCCGCCGGCGGGAACGGCCTCGGGCATTCCGGGCGCTAGCTATCCGGTGATGGGCTCCAGTCCCGTCACGAATATGCAGCCGCGGCTGGGGAATCCCGGTCAGGCCCAGATGCGTCCTCCGATGTCACCGGGAATGCCACCTCCCGGTATGCAAGGACCGCCCCCGAATATGCAGGGAGGGCCGGGCCCGATGCAGCAACGCCCTCAAGCCATGCAGGGAGCCAATCCGCAGCAGTTGGCCGCCGCCTTGGGTCAGATGGGGGGGGCGCGCTGACGTGGGCAAATCCAGCGCACCCTCGGCTCCAGATCCCTATGCGAGCGCGGCAGCCCAGTATCAATATGGTACTCAAGCCGCCGGCTACAACGCCTCTCTGAACCAAGTAAACCAGGTCGGTCCTACCGGCTCTACCGACTATGCTCAGACCGGTACCGGGGTAAATGGTGCACCGACCTTTACCGCTACCACGCAGCTCTCCCAACCCGAGCAGACATTGCTATCCGGAAGCCAGGGTTTAGGGCTGCAATCGCAAGGGTTGGCGGGCACGCAGGGACAGAATGTCGGCAACACGCTGAGTAACTATCAGTTGCCGACCCAACAAGCGAATGAGGAGTTCGGTCAGCAAGCACAGCAGGCGGCTTATGGGGTCGAGACGGCCTCGATGAATCCCATGTGGCAGCAACAGGGGGAACAACTGGATGCCTCTTTGAGGAACTCAGGGGCGACTCCCGGCACCCCGGCCTACGACAATGCCATGCAGTCGTTCGACGCCAACCAGGCCTCTGCCTACGGGCAGGCGGAGAATCAGGCCTTTGGTCAGGGTCTGAGCGCCGAAGGTCAGCAGATCTCAGATGTAAACCAAGCGCAGGGAGGACAGATCGCGAACTTTCTGAGTCTTGCCTCTGGGTCTCCCGGGGGCACGAGTCTGGGCAGCGGTGGTACTGGAACTGGCGCTGCCGGCAATACCACCACTGGCGCTTCGGCGTCGGCCCCGAACATCATGCAGGCTTTCGAGAATCAGTATCAGGGCCAACTGGCCGGATATAACGCGAACGTCTCCAGTGAGAATGCGGATACGGGAGCTGCTGCCTCTCTTGCGGCAGCGGCTATTTCATACTTCTGATGGACTTCATTTCCAATCTGATCTTTTGCTATCACACCATCATCGCCAGCGAGGATTTGCTGATCGAAGCAGCCATGCGCTCGGATGGAGCGTTGGAGGATTATTTCCGTGCTCATCTGGCAGAAGAGGAAGGCCACGCCCGATGGCTCGCCGAGGACTTGGCATCCGTGGGTATAGATGTAGAAAAGACCCGGATTCCGGTCGAGGCAGTAGAGATGGTGGGCTCCGTTTATTACATGGTGTTCCACGTGGATCCCAGGGCGCTCCTAGGCTATATGCAGGCGCTCGAACGGGAGGAATGGCCCCTGATGGCACAATGGGAAGCGGAACATCCGGCAAGCCTGCTGCGGACCTTGAAGCATCATGCCGAGCATGATCCGGCCCACGCTCGGGAATTGAAGCGCATTATTGCCACGCTTGATGCGGGTCAGCAGGCACTCGTGGAGCAGACTCGCCAGAAAACGGTTCACTATCTGGAGCGCGCTTTATGTCCGTAACTCCGCAACAGATGCAGCAAATGCTGGCGATGTTCAAGCAGCAGTTCCCACAAGGTCAGCAAGGTCAACAAGGACCGGCAGGTTTTGATTCTGCCCCCGGAGCGGTCATGCCGCAGGGAATTAACCGCAGTGCGGGTAATGTGCAAGGAGCCGCACAGCTCATTGCAGCCCTGATGAAGGCACAGAAGCAAAAGCAGATTCAGACTCAGTTGAGCAACTCACAGCAGGTGCAGGGACCTCCTCAGGGCTCTATTCCTGCCATGTATCCCAGCGCCAGTGATCCGCCTCCCACCCCTTCACCCGGAACGCTTGCCAATCCGCAGGGGTTTTGACGTGGACCCGAACGAAGCCCAGAACATCATCCAATACATGCAACTCTTCGGTCATGCGCCGGCGGGAATCAGCCCGCAGAACCTGAAGCTGGTGCAGGCGTTGCAAGCCGCCAAAATGGCTCAGCCTGCTCAACCTGTCGCCGCGACTCCACCACCCACGTTCAACCGTGCGACTCCCGGGATGGGGGGCGCGATCAGCGATGCGGTCAAAGCTGCTGCGGGAGCGATCGCACCCAAGGCCATCACGCAGCAGTCCCCGCGGGAAGCGGCGCTCGAGGCAGCCAGTCAGTGACGCCCGACCGCCAGAAGCTCGCTTTGGC